GTCCTTGATGGATGCTGGTTAGAAAGCGTTCAATATGATCAGGGCGATTATACAAGTGGTGATGCCCAAATAGTAACCATGTCAGTTCGTTTCGATAATGCAACACAAGTAGCAGGCCCAAATACAAACGACGGAACAACAGTTGGTGGAGATCCATATCCAAATATTGCCAGCCCAACTGGCGGAACAACCACCGGTTAATCCAAAATTTTTGGAGGTGGTTAGTGCCTAGTTTCTCGAGTCTGTTTACATCATTAACTGGTGCGGGATTCTATTATCAAAAGAATCCCCGCCATGCCACCTATAATTTTAATCAAGATGCAAGGTCCTTATATAGGAATCAACCAAGATTTCCTTTTGAATATTATATTGATATAAAACTCAACAGGGTAGGCACCGCAGCAACATATATTGCTGAATATTTTAACACACCTAATTGGGCGTCAGTTGCCCCACTTGTTAAAACCATTGACATGCCATCTTTCAAGATTGAGACTACTCCTCTCAATCAATATAATAGAAAACGTTTGAGTCAGACTAAGATTGCTTTTGAACCAGTAAAGGTCGTATTTCACGATGTGGCTGATGGAAAAACATTGAAGTTTTGGGAAATGTATTATAGATACTATTTCAATGATGGAAGTGAACCTGGCAAGAATATAGCAAAACAAAGTCAAGCTAAGTCTAGTCCTATAAGTTTTACTCAGTTTCTGCAAAACATAAAACCCGCATTTAATCCAAATATAGTAGGATTACCAGGAAGTATTAAGCAGTTATTTAAAGGTAAAACACCCGCATTGCCGCCAACAGATACACTAGGTAATAAACAGGATACACAAAATATAGTATCTAATACCCTTAGTAATCATAATTTTGGTTTTAATTTACCTACCGTAGCCAATGTTAGAAACCTAATACAAACTATTGATATATACCAAGTTCACGGTGGAAGATTCAATCAGGTAACACTGGTAAATCCGAGAATTGCAGCATTTAATCATGATGTATTAAGTTATGCTGATAATAGTGGCACACTTGAATTAACATTTACCTTTGAATATGAATATGCATATTATACAATTCAAAATATGAGATTAGGTGCCGGCGAAGAAAATAATAATTCATCCATGGAACAATTTACTCATGGTGAGTTTCTTGAACTTCCTGCATTAGCATTTAATGCAACTTTGTTAGATTTTATCGAATCTAACAATCCACTATTGCAATCGGATAATCCTATTCTGCAGAGAATTGGAAAAAATACACAGGCACAACTTGGTGTAGTGACAGGTGCATTTGCATCCGACAAGGTGGTGAGGAAAGTTAGTGCTAGTGCATTAAATGGTCTCGCGAAGATATCTCCTACACCATATAATCCAACCCCTAATGCACCTGTGCAGGCACGTTCATTCAAATCTTCAGCAGCGGCTAAACCCTCCCTTGCATATAAAGATATGAATCGCATTGGAGGTAACCCAGGTGGCTAATAATAATCTCGCAACCATCGGGCGTTTTAGTTCCCAGATGCTTACAAATCTAGGAACACAAAGAACAGTTAAGATACTAAATGGTGTTCCAACAAATACTTTCAAGTATGATACGGGATCGGTTACTTTTCCTAGTGCTGGATCTGTATTGCAGGCCGACATTGGCGGCGGAGTAGTTGGTAATTATTCATCAAATACATATAACTCAACAAAGTGTTATTTCTTATCACGTGGTATAGGACCGCTTTACGCAGATACAATGGCAGGTTTAGCGATTGATATGGCAACTATGACGGGTGTTAGCACACCAGCATTATTAGAGCAGACTGATTCAGCAGGTAGAGTAATGTTTACCGAGAATGCTTATAGAGCATTCAATAATCTTCGAGACCCTGGCAATCAGGTGGGAATTGTTACCTCTATTGATAATAGGTATAGTTTGCAGGCAAGACAGATAAGGTCTTAAATGAAATTATACGAATTAATTAATTTTACTCCGATACAAAGTAGTAGGGGTGTCCAGCAATATAAAAATAAGGTTAGTAATATACCTGGTTCCGATGTGGCTGGCACCGGTGAATTTGGAACTGCATATGAACTACCATCTAGTAAAAGACAGAATCAGGTCACAAAAGTTGCCAGGGCCGGTTCTATAAGAAGTTTATCATCGGTTGAAAACGTAGAAGAAGATGGATATTTAACTTATTTAAATGCAATTCATAATTTAAATTCCGATAATCCTTATTTTCCAAGAATTCACGATTTAAAGATTATGAAAGATAAAAATGGAAAATTAACCTATAGAGCAAATATTGAAAGATTGGTATCATTTTACAATGACAAGATATTTGATAATGATGAATTAATGAGATCATTATATGATGATATGTTTATAAAAGAATTATCTGATCCATATGGTGACGCCGACGCCGGCAAAATGATACATGTAAAGTTAGACAGAATAACGAACTATCGATCTCCAATAAGTGATATAAAAGATCCAGAATTAAAAGAAGCATTACAATTAATTTTTCAGTTAAAGACAGCGGGTAATTTTTCTATCGATCTCCATGGTGGAAATATTATGTGGCGTATTACCGGAACACGGCCTCAATTGGTAATTTTAGATCCATTAGCATGAGTAGAACATATGTCCAAGGACATTATAAACCTGTAAATCCCAGCAAATACGTTGGTGTCTATCCTATAATCTTTCGTTCCTCGTGGGAATTTAAGGTTATGCAACTTTTTGATGTAAACCCCAATATTTCTAGTTGGGCAAGCGAACCCCTAAAAATTCCCTATCAGAATCCCTTTACTGGTAAATATACCGTGTACGTGCCAGATTTTGTGGTTACTTATGTGGACGCTAAAGGTAGTCAGAAGGCAGAGATTATCGAAGTAAAGCCAGCCAAGGAAACTTTCCTAGAACAGGCAAAGTCGCAAAGGGCTAAGGCAGCAGTTGCATTGAATACCTATAAATGGGCAGCAGCACATGCGTTTGCTAAACATCATGGTATGAGTTTTAGAGTAATGACGGAGTCGAATATATTCAATAATCCTAAGGGAAAAGGATAAAAATTTATATAAAGGATGGACTTTTTAAGATTATCTACCGATATAGAAAAAAAAGATAAGATACAGAATTTAAGATTACAGGGTTTAATGATATGATTGAAAAAAATAATAAAAAACAAGATGAAATTGACGAAAGTATTGAGTTATCTTACGAGGAAAAACTGCAAGGACAACTCGATTGTCTCAAAGAAATGAACAAAATATTAAAGGGTGCAATAGAGAGACATGAGACTAATCGAAATAACAATTAATATCACGACAAGGTACCTCGAAAATGAAAGAAATGAACTTATACATACTATAAATTTGGTGATAGATAATAATGTATTATTGGACGATAGTGAATTTGAGAGATTATTGGAAATATCATCGACGATAATGAAGAAATATAATGTGAATGATTCCGGGTTTAACGAAATATTTAATTCCTTTTCTAAATTAGTTAGTTATCACAGACATAAGAGAGGTACCTAAAATCACACGCAAAATGGAAGAATTTTTTAATCTACCCCCTGTTGAAGAGCTGGTAGATGAAGAATTGCCTGTTAAAACTAAAGAACAACTAATGGTGGAAGCAAGGGAGATTTATACATCCCTGACTACCGCTGAAAAGGTTGATCATGCCTTGCCTACGGTAATAGGTTTGGATATGCATGATAGTGAAATGGATACAATTGCCTACAAAGCAGTTAAGACCTTCGATGATCTTATCGCATTAGGTGGTAATGTTCCAGATATTCATGCAGGAAAGATTTACGAAGTTGCCGGGCAAATGCTAAAGACTGCGCTAGAAGCAAAGAATGCTAAAGCTGAAAAGAAATTAAGGATGATTGAACTTCAACTTAAGAAGGTTCGTGCTGAACAGATTGACATAGATCAGGGAAATGGTAATAGGAAGTTATCGGGTGGTGGAGAATTTGATAGGAATGAGCTTCTAAAATATATAGTGTCCAGTAAATCAGAAACTTCTGATAAATAGTCGTAACACTGGAGTCACTATATGACAGAAAAGAAATCATTTGCCACTTACGTTGCTGAAGTAAAGACAGAATACAAATATGTCTTGAAGTTCGCCGTAAATGAAATGACCGATGATATGATTGACAGGCTTGAATCATCGCTTGCTAAATATGACCTAAAATCAGCATCGTCATTTAGAAAAACACCAATTCAAGAAAGTCCACTAGACTTTCCCAATGTAAAGAATACAGCAGTATTCATCTGTGATTTGGTACTAGGATACCCTGGATCACTTGATTTTCTGAGAATATACATTTGCAATAATGTTGGCATTTCTCCTGCACTTTTAGCGGTATATTCAGAAAATGATCCACGTCAGATTGAGACTGATCTATATCTAGACAGAAATTCGGAAGAATATAGAAAGAAATATAAGACAAGACTAGGCAGTGATTATGAACAGACTGACGGAGCAGCAGCAGAAACTTATGGCGAGAAATACAATACAAGTTTCCTTAAGGAGCTAGAACAAGTCCGTAAGGAACGTGAGATGGTTACAGTCGATAACCCACTAAGCCCTGCAGCTAAAACCGACCACTCTACACTGCCTAAGGGCTATGATGGATTTAATGATCCTAAGAATTTAAAGAAAGATGACGTCGGGCTTTTCGGTCGCATTAAGAAGCCTAACTTAATGAAAGTGGGGGTTCTATAATGAAAAGTATGAGACAAATGATTAACCTCATGGAAGGTGTAATGGCTGTCCCAGGTATTGACAAAAAGAAAATAACGGAGCAAATATTTGATGATCCAAGGGAAGATAAACTTTATTCTGCTATAGCGGCATTATATGGTCCCGATATTTGGGACAATGATTATATGTATGAACTTGTAGATCAATTGAATACAGGTGCTCAGCCTACTGATCAGGAATTGGACCAAATTATTGCAACTGGCCGCTTGCCGCCGAGACTTGCAAATTTCAAATTTGGCACAAGTGATGAATTACAATTTGGTTCTGATTTACATGAAAAATCAACATCAGAAAAGCAAGCTCGTTTTATGGCAGCGGCAGCACATGATCCAGCATTTGCTAAGAAAGCAGGTATTTCTCAAGGTGTCGCTAAAGAATTCAATGCTGCTGATACAGGCACGAAACAACTCAGCAATGCTATGAAACATAGAGAAGAGGAGAGTTGTGAAATGAAAGAAAGTGTCCCAGCCGTAAATTCGTGCAGACAAGAAAATTCAGCAGATGCAGATATAGCATGTGCTATGGAAGAAGGAGTAG